CTGGATCATGTAGATTGATTCTTGAAGATTGAGATCTTTCGAACTCTCGTTAGAGGGTGAGAGAGTTCTCAAGATTCAATCAGAATCAACTAAGAACTTCTCTGGTGGTGTCCCTTCAGCCAGTGAAAAAATCTCAACGCAACTCGACAACTGAATAATTCCCAACGATCAACTCCGTTGAGTAGCTGACTAACGAAGCCTACAGGAGATGCCAACGAAGTTGTAGGGTAAACATGAATGAACGACCCAGCATTTAGGAATGCATCGAGGTTCAAGTCCACGACTGGGTTTTGTTTACTTTATTTATTATGCAAACTGAATTGTTTCCTATCTTCAATGGCTCTGCTCTTGTCAATGACAAGGCCGCCAAGGATCCAGTTGTATTAGCTGCCCTTCAATCCTTACAGGATCAAGGATGGCCTAGTTCATCTGGTTTAGGTAATCATTATTCTGTAGACTCCGAGTCTATCACAGATCCTGATGAACTTCAGGAATACTGGGAAGAGTATCAAGTATAGCGTGATGCTGAGGATCAAATCCTCACTCTTTCATTGGAAGTACATTGTGGGTTAGTCCTACTAAGAGCTTACTTCCATTTAATTACATCGTTCATTAACAACATGCGAAAGATTGAAAGAGAAATGATTCAAGCAATCATTGACCGTCGCTCTTATAACAAGGCAAACACTAGCGTATCTCTTTATACATCAGCAACTCAAATGGGTTGTGGATTAGATACAGATAGTGCAAGTGAAATGCGTGTATATCTACACGGACATCACATCGCTAGTTATACAGATGACGGTAAACTCTATATCAATCATCAAGGATGGACAACTCGCACTACTAAGTCAAGATTAAATGCTCTTATCTCATTCGTACAAGGAGGGTTATCTGGTATTTATCAGAAGAACTTTGAGTGGTACATGAAGAGAGTAAGTAATAGTGATGGCAGTGTGTATGAGTATCCAATTCCTAATGCTTGGCTATTAGTCTGATGGTGTAGGTGAGGTTCGACTCCTCACCCAGACATCAGGGACTTACCCTGAATTATGTTCACTTAACTTCATTCATTATGTTTATCACTGTTCCAACTCGTACATCATCAGCTATCGAAACACTTAAGGTTGACTTGCTTGCAAGGAAAGCCCTAGTAACATTCGTCAATGGTTATGAGTATGAGTATGGTAATGTATCAGCTAGAGCAATAGCAAATGTATTGTTCAACCCTGATGTATCACTAGGTTTCTGGGTTAACAACAACTGCGTTAAGGCTTCACGTTCTGAGCTAGTTGGTTATGGTTCACAACCTTATGACTTCAGCCCTCAGCTACCTGCATTTGTATAAACAATAGGGACTCATGTCCCTTTCCTGGTCTATTCGTACAATGGTTAGTACGCTGGCTTGTCACGCCAGTAATGCGAGTTCGATCCTCGCATAGACCGTTACCCTTTAGGGTAAATGTTCAATTACTTTTCAACATCATGCAATTAAACATCGGTGAATCAAGTGCCTTTGATGTTATCAAGGACACATATGATTACGAAACATGCAAGGAAATTACCGAGCATGGCTGCGTATCAGGTGTAGCTCACGATCACATTTACTACAAGGACACTGTTGATTTCTTTGATAAGTATGAGGATGAAATTGTTACACACATTAGTGAAACATTAGGCGATGATGTATTAACTGATCTATTCAAGGATGCTGACGCTAGTCTCACTTCTTATAAGAACAATGTTACATGGTGCTACATTGAGTTGGTAGCTATGGATATTGTAGATAATAAGGAGTCACAAGAGCTAGAAGATGAGGCTACCATTGCATCATACGCTTATTAATTCTCTTCACCTGCCCTTCTTATTAAGTGGGTAGGTTAAGGGATTTATATCCCTTGTTCTTCATTATTATTTATGAATTACAATGACGCTCTTGAATCATCTATCTCTGATAAGATGACAAAGGCTAAGCTAGTAGCTATAGCTAATGCTTTACAAGATCAGTGCTTACTAAATGAATTAGATAAGCCAGTATTAATCCCTTTCCGTTCTTACATCAAGGACGTACGTGCACGATGGGATATACATACCATTGAGACATGTGCCCTTGCCAAGGACATACATAAGATAGGGATTGATACAAGGAAAGTATTAGTTGATGCTGTTAATAGCATGGACTAAGTAATACTTAATGTTCACAGTCACACCCGCTAAGTATTACTTATGACTGACAATCAACTCCAAGAGTTTGAAGACTGGTTAGACAAATGTCCCTTTGATGCTTATTCAAGGGGTAACAGTGTAACCAAACAAAATACACCTGACGGATGGGTTCACATCTATGACGTGGATGTATTCGTACCTGAGTGATTCTTTCCTCTTGCCATCTATATCCACCGTGGTATAGTTGGCTTGATGAAGGACTCATATCCTTCCTATTGTTTATTCAAGGACACACATGACTCTTAAGTTCGACACAACACATGAGTACTACATGGAGTCAATGAACGTTGGCTACATCGAGAGTATAAATTGTTTGTTCGTTCAGGATACTGACGAGAACACTATCAACATCAATGGTGTTGATGCTGACGACATGATTCGTCTAGCTCGTAACATGTTTTGTGCCAATCAAAAGGCGTGGGACTATGTCAAGGACTCACAGAAAGAGCATGTTAATGAGCAACTTAAAGAGATACATGAATCTATTGGTGAGTATCTAATACAAGAAAAACTCATTGAGAAGATTGAATCTCTACATGAGAAAGCATTAGCTGATCAAGGTGTTAAGTAATGACATATCAACTAACACCCCTACAAGAGAGAGTACTCAATGAGATTGCTCACTCTGAATGTAGAGATAGATCTCAAATGTTATCCATGATTATGTCCGAAGGATTGTCATGGATGTACATGGAGAAAAGTACATACCTTGGAGATGTAGACCCAGATACTACATATTGCAAGGATTTACTAGAAGAAATAGAAGGCTTTCATGCCATCTGATTCTCTCCTCCAGCCCTACGGGGTTGGATGAGGGACTCACGTCTCTCACTATTACATCAAGGAGGTACCAATTGAATCTAACAAAGAGTGAGCTAGTACATATACTTAGTAGGTTTAATCACATGCATGTACGTGATAACAATTGCACGTTATTACACAAGGATGTTGTTAACTTACATGGTAAATTACTGAATGAATATTACTCAAGGTCACGTACATTATAGCTACTAATGTATAACAATTAATTCACAGTCACGCTCTGGAGTATACAATGAAAGCATGGTATTATGTGGTACTAAGTAACGACAAGGACGCTTATGTACTAGCAGAAGATGATGAAGAAGCAGCATGGAAAGCTGTTGATGTAGCTGAACGCTACAATGTAAACCTTATTGATGTAAGAAAAACACATGAAAAAGAAGAAGCCATATCTTCCTAATAATTGGTCAGCTTATTCTGAGCAGCATCCATCATTCTTCCATCCAATACCATTTGATGTATTCTATGATTGGAAGATAAACGGATGGGAATTACCATCTTCAGTATGTTGTATTATTAGAGAAGAAAATCCTGAAACAGGACGTATCAAGGAGTACGTATATAATCGTACCCATGCAGCTAAGAACAAAGTATCTAAGCTGATGAAAAATAAACGCAACATTGTTGTATGTAACAATGAAGCTATAACAAACGCATACCCTAAAGGAGAAAGTTATGAGGTCACATGATGACGTTTATACATATCAGACACAAGCATTAGACTTACTTGATCCTGACCACCCACATTATGATGAGATAAAGTTATTATTAACATCACAAATTGAGGATGAGTTAAGTGATATTGGAAGTAAGTAATGCACAGTATGATGAACAGTATGAACTAGAAAGGGAACAGATATCCCAAGGACTCAAACGTCTTAAAGATAACACCCTAAAGCTAGAGGACAAGAGCTATGCATCAGCTACTATTTATGGTATTTCATCTATTGATGCGTTGTTACCACTAGTTGTTAAACGTTTAGAGAAGACTAAAGCAAGGATAGATAGAGGTAATACTGGAGTCTTATTTGCTGAGATAAGACAATACTTGTATGATTTAGAACCACTGGCAGCTGCTGCTATAGGATGTAAGGTAACCTTTGATAAAGTATTTAGTTTTAAAGAAGGCAGTAATCAATTAACAAACGTTTGTGATTCTATAGGTATTGCATTAGAAGATGAATGTCAAATGAGATACTATGAATCTAATTACCCAGGTTTATTAAAGGTACTCAAGGATAATTACTGGCATCAATCAAAAGGTACTAAACAAAAGATATCTTCTATCCAAACTGTTATTAATAGATATGATATTAAGAAATGGAACCCATGGGGTAGAAGTCTTAGAGTTAGGTTAGGTACATGGTTACTAGAATGTATCATGTTAGAAAGTCAATGGTTCTATTACTATACTGAAAGAAAGGGCAAGCGTACTATTAATTACGTAGCACCTACAGCTGAGTTCATGGACCTCAAGGAAAAGGTTATGAAAGAGAGTGAACTATTCGCTCCACTTAAATGGCCTATGCTCATCCCGCCCAGGGACTGGTCGAATGAAAACAGAGGTGGCTACTTACTTAATGAGTTAACAGAGATCAACCCAATGATCCGTCGCGGATATGGGCCGCGTATACAGGGAGAAAAACCGATTAGCTTTTTGAACCAGATTCAGAAGGTTAAATACAGGTTGAATCCTTTCACTGTAAACGTAGCTGAACAGCTCTTTGAAAGACGTATCTCGGTAGGTAAGTTTATACCTATAGTTGAGGTACCACTCCCTCCTAAACCTCCTAACATAGGAGAGGATAAAGAAGTACGTAAAGCTTACTGCAGGGCTACTGCAGAGGCTATGAATACTAACGCTGGCTCCTTTAGAAGGTCATGCCGTACAAGGATGACGTTAGAGGCAGCTAGAAAGTTTAAAGGTAAAGAGTTCTACATACCATGGTCTTTTGATTATCGTGGAAGAGCATATCCTATACCTGCTTTTCTTACTCCGCAATGTACGGACTTTGGTAAATCACTCTTAAACTTCGCAGATGAATCACCTGTAGTTGGTGATGCTAGTGACTGGTTAGCTTTTCAAGTAGCTACTACCTACGGGTTAGATAAAGCTACAATAGATGAAAGGTTACAATGGACTAGAGATAATAAATTCACAGTCACGGCTGTAGCTACCGACCCTATTGATAACATCGGGTTATGGGAAAATGCTGATGAACCTTGGCAATTCCTTGCAGCGTGTGAAGAGTATTATCATTGTATTATTAAACAAAACCGTCACACTACTAGCTTACCTGTTGCTACAGACGCTACATGTAGTGGACTACAAATATTAGCTGGTTTAGCTAGAGACAAGAAAACTGCTAAGTTAGTTAATGTAGTACCTGATGTTATACCACAGGATGCTTATAAAGTTATAGCCATGGAGTCTAGAGGGGGGATACCTGAGAGACTACGTGGAAGCTGGGATCGTAAGTGTACAAAGCGAACAGTAATGACTATACCTTATAACGCTAAACCGTTTAGTAATCGAAGTTATATAAGAGAAGCCTTAGAAGAGAAAGGTTTAGAGATAGATAAAGATGAGTTAACTCAAACAGTTAAAGCTGTTAGAGATGCTATGCACAAGGTCGTACCTGGACCTATGTCAGTTATGAAATGGATAGAGGATGAAGTATCTAAAGCTTTATCTGATCCTGATATACAAGAGTTAAGATGGGTTACTCCATCTGGATTTGAGGTTACGCAAAAGATAATGCAAAAGAAGATAGAGGTCTTAAAACTTCAACTTCTAGGACGTTGTAAGATGCATGTAGCTACAGATTCTGAAACTTTAGTAGATAAATCTAGACATAAGGCAGCTACTGCACCTAATTTGATACATAGTTTAGATGCTAGCTTATTACATTTAAGTATAACTAGATTCAACTCACCTATAGCTTTAATACATGACTCAGTTCTATGTAGAGCTACTGATATGTCTATACTATCCACGCTAGTTAGAGAGACCTATATGGAACTCTTTGCTAAACAAAATTATTTAGAAGTCTTTGCCGATCAAATTGGAGCTGAGACTAAACCACCGATAATAGGCGATCTGGAACCAGAAGCCGTTATTGATTCCACTTATTTTTTCTGTTAAATGTCACGTACAACTCACGTCACTAAAAATCCTGTAACCCTAGAGGGATTTCAAGCTATACTAACTCCTAGTAAGTTTGGTCATTCTTTGGCTGCTATTGTTGACGAATCAATGGTCAACAAACTTGAAGAAGAGAGATCTGAAGTCCTTAAGTGGGCTGAATCTAAGCTTAAGAATCCAAAGAGATCTACACTAAAACCTGAGCCTTGGGAAGAAGTTGCTGAAGGTAAGTATAAGATTAAATTCTCTTGGAATGAAGAAGCAGCTCCACCTGTGGTAGACACAGAGGGCTCACCTATAACCGATAAGAAAACACCATTATATGGAGGATCTACTGTTAAACTGGCTTTCTATCAAAAGCCTTATATACTACGGGATGGGGTTACCTACGGTAGTAGTCTTAAGTTGGTTGGCGTACAAGTTGTCTCTGTAAAAGGTTCAGCTGGTATTGATACTGGAGACCTGGATTCAAATGAAGTAGCTGAATTATTCGGTAAAACATCTGGATTTAAAACAGCTGATCCTAATGTAACAGTTGATACATCTTCTGATCTAGAAGATGACTTCTAATGTTTAGGTCTCAGCTGGAAGAAAAGGTTGCTAATCTTTTAGTAGAACTGAATATAGATTACGATTACGAAACTAAACGTATATCATACACCATCCAACACCATTATACACCAGATTTTATCTTGCCTAATGGTGTTGTACTAGAATGTAAGGGATATTGGGAGGCATCAGACCGACGTAAGATTAAGCAGATTGTCAAGGATAATCCTGACTTAGACTTACGTATGGTCTTTCAAGCACCTTTTAATAAGATTTCAAAGAAATCCAAAACAACATATGCACAGTGGTGTGATCGTTTAAAGATCCCATGGTGTGCATACTACGATATACCTATAGATTGGTTATCATGACCAACGAATTTATAAGGCATGAGCCTTGTCCCAACTGTGGTTCATCAGATGCACGTAGTGTTTATTCTGATGGCCATACCTGGTGTTTTGTATGTCATGATCGTACACCAGGAGATAATGATGTTATTCACAGTCACAAAATGGCAAAAGATGTATGCCTAACAGGTTCAGCAACACGACTGAACAAACGTAATATATCTGAGAAAACAAATCAACTCTATAAAATCTATAGAGATGGAGATATCTTAAGGTTTCCTTACTTCACAAGTGATGGAATACTAAAAGGTGTCAAAAAGAAAAACAAACAGAAAGTTTTTACCTATGAAGGCGAAACTACTGATACTCTCTTTGGTCAGCATTTATTTCCTGATCGCGGTAAACGGATCATTATTTATGAAGGGGAGCTAGACGCTGCCTCTGGGTTCGAGGCGATGACAGGATGGCCTCATGTATCATTACCTCATGGAGCTGCTAGTGCTAAGAAAGATATCCAAAAACAAATACCATTATTACAAGGTTATGAAGAGATAGTATTATTCTTTGATGGTGATGAGGCTGGCCGTAAAGCCACTGAAGAGGCTGCTAACATCTTACCACCTGGTAAGGTTAAGATAGCTAGATTAGAGGGATACAAGGATGCGTCAGAGGCGTTACAAGCTAATGATGCTGAATCAGTACGGAAAGCAATATGGAATGCAAAACCATATAGACCTGATGGTATTATTGAAGGTAATACACTTCAAAAATTAGTCACTACACCCATACCACCAGCTGAC